TCAATATGTTACAAATAGGTTTAGCTCCTCCTGTAGAGGAAAAAGATGGTAAAGGCTATTTCTTTATGGACATAAAATCACTTAAACAAATAGGGAACGTTCAAGAATGGAAGAAAGCATATTGGAAATATTATATCAGACGCACAGCAGGTGAAGAACGATTAATGATTTCTAAACTCGGAGATTATTTTACAAGGCAGAAGAAGAGAGTGCTTGCTAATCTAAAAAAATACCATAAGAGTTATAAACAAATTGACCTTTATATGTTTGCAACTTCAGAATGGGACACTGAGCTTCTCTTAATGATGAATAGACTTCTTGAGCTTTCAATTACAAATGGAGCAGAGACACTCATTGAAGACTTTGACCTTGGCATTTCTTTTGACATTACTTCTCCATTTGTTCAGGAATATTTCAAAAGTAGAGAAATGCTTATTAAGAATATCAACAGGACAACGTTTAAGGATCTGAAGGCTTCTCTTGAGCAAGGACTTCTTAATGGTGAAACGATTAAAGAGCTGAGTGGACGTGTGGAATATGTTTTTGATAAGGCAACAGGACCAAGGAGCTTTCTTATTGCCAGGACAGAAGTAAACACTGCGAATAACTTCGGGCATTTAGAATCAATGCGACAGGCTAATATTGAGAAGAAAGAATGGATAACTGCAGGGGATGGTGTGCCACCAACAAGACAATCCCATATGGACAATGAACTGGATGGATGTATCGGGCTAAACGATACTTTCTCAGGCACTGGTGAGGAATATCCAAGTGAGCCAAACTGCAGGTGTGTAATTATTCCCTGTATAGCAAAATAAGGAGGTAGAATGAAGAAGTATATTTTTATCGGTTTTATCTTATTGGCAATGTTGCTCTCTGTTATTACTGTTGCCAAGACTTCTTACAAAAGGAGAGTTCTAATTGACCTCTTTGTTTCTGATAGTGATACAGTTCTTACTCAAAGAACTGCAGACTCCTTCCGGGATAGCACTCTGATTATAGGAGGTTTAGAGCAAGGGGTTCAAATACAAGTATGGTTAGTGTTTTTTGGAGATACAGGAAGTGTCCGATATATCTGGTATTATGGGCATGATTTAGATTATATGAAACCAGAAACACTTCTGGATACAACGGTTCTAATTGGAGACACACTTAATAAGATTTTAACAGTAACAAATTGGAAAACAACATATGGCTCATTTATGATGGAAGATAGTATTGAAGCTGGAGGGGATAGCGTGAAAGGGAAAGTAATTGAATATGAGCAATAAGGAGGTGAAATAATGGGAAAACTATTTCATTATTTTTATAAAGAAGGTTGCAAAATCTCTGATGTTTCAGAGAAGGAAAGGTCGCTTATAGTTACGCTCTCTGATAGAACTCAGGACAGATACGATGAGATAATGAACATCGATGGAGTAATTTTGAAAAACTTTGTGGGAAAGAACGCTCCTCATCTTTGGATGCATAATATGAAAGAACATTTACCACCGCTTGGTTTATATCAATGGGTTAGAATTATAGAAAGGAAATTGCGAGGGAAAATTCTCTTTATGGACAATGAATTTTCAATGTCAATTCATTGGATGCATACTCATCCCGAAGGGAAGAAAGTGAAGTTCCTTAATGGTATATCAATCGGGTTTGATCCAAAAATAATGAGGGATGGAGAGGAGCTAACTGATAAGGAAAAGAAAAATGGTGTCAGCAGAGTTCATGAGAGCTGGGAGCTTCTTGAGGGTTCGAGTGTAACAGTTGGAGCTAATCCAAATGCACTTTCAGATGCTTATGCAAAAGGACGAATTCCAGACATAATATATAAAGATTTCAATGAGCTTTTGGAAGAGAAAGATCCACTTATTCAATATAAGACATTCATTAACGGTGCAGACTTTGAGGAAGAACCAGAGAGCAAAGAAGATGAGCCTGAACCTCAAGAGGATAAGACAGATATGGATATAGAATTTGGAGAGCTTTTATCTGATGAAGATGTAAAATTCATATCAGAAGAAAAACCTTTTCCTAATGAACATTCGGCACGCCTTCAAGATCCGAAAAAATTTAATCCTGAAACATTTCGGAGAAAAAAAGATGGAACTATTTATGGGAGAATAAAAGTTCCTAATACAGTTGCAGTGATATGGGGAAAAATTAAAGGAAGAGACAAACCTGCTGATAATCCAATTCCCCAGGCTTTAAGATTTCCAACCAAAGATTGGACTGTTATTGCTGCTAAAAAATGGCTCAAAGATAACAATATTAAATTTATCAGTTTTGAGCCTGCAGGAAAGGAATTTGGAGGAGAAACATCAGATGAAGAAAAAATAGGAAAGGACCTCATAGAACTCATCGGAGAGGAGATTGCAATTAAAGTGATTAAAGAAGAGATAGGGCTTCTGGAAGCACTTGAAGAGTTTGACAAGCAGAAGAAAGAGAAGGAGAAGGAAATCGACCTCGACTTCGAGGATGATGATAAAAGTTCTCAGAGTGAAGAACCAGAGAAGTCAGATGAAATCGACCTTTCTGACCTCACTGAAGAAGACGCAAAAGAAATCGGTGAGAAAATCGGAGAGGAAGTCATTAGAGGCTTCAGGAAGAACGTTCTGGGAAAAGTTGACAATGAACCTGAAACAAAGGAGCAGTAATGAGCATGAAATTCAAAAATAAAGAGGAGCTTATCGCTTCTCTGGTTCCTGGAGTGAGTAAATCATTCTTTGAGCAACCAGAGATAAAGGAACTCTTGGAGAAGCATGAAGCTATTAAGAACGTGAATGTTGACGATCTCCAGGGAAGAAAGGAAACAAAATATATTCAGGCATCACGTTTCATGAGAGCACTTGCTCAAGGCAACCAAACGAAGTTGAAAGAGATCAATGAGGAGCAACATGATGCATACTTCAAGCATTTCTATGGTATGTATGGAGATGATATAGAGAAAAAAGCACTCACTACATATCTAAATGAGACAGTTGGAGCTGAAGGTCAATATCTTGTACCTCTGGAGTATTACGTCGGGATTTTCGAGATTATATGTGCCTATGGTGTAGCAAGAAGAGAATGCTTAAACGTTCCCGTAGCTCGGCAGGAAATGAAACTCAATTCCATAACGGGGCTTCCCACAACTTATTGGATCGGAGAAAAGGCAAAGAAAACTGAGAGTAAACCCACCTTTGACCAGAAAGCACTCAAACCTGAAAAGCAGATTGCTTTGATTCCTTTCAGTGAAGAGGTTCTTGCAGATGCCACTCCTCCATTGATTGCTCTTCTGGTTAGACTCACAGGACGTGCAATGATGGCAGGGGAAGATGCTGCATTATGGAGCGGAGCAGGCACTGGTGTTTGTGGTGGAGCAGGTGTAGGAATCCTCAATGACACCAATGTTTATACAGTTCCAATGGATGCGGGACAAACAAGCTTCGAAGACATCACTTACAAACATCTTCTTGCACTGGCTGATGCTGTGGATTGTGAAAGTGATGAGGGAGGAAGTTTCTATCTCAACAAGAACATTCTCAGATGGCTCAGAGAGCAGGAAGACTTGCAGGGTAGACCTATACTTCAGCCTGCAAATGCAGGAGAGCCTCCTCAACTGGTAGGTTATCCTTTCATTAAATCGTCGAAGCTTCCGGGGAATGCAGCTGATGCAACTGACACTCCATTTATGGTTTTTGGCAACCTCAAGAATTGTGTAGCTTTTGGAGACCGTCAGGCAATGGCAGTTAAATTGCTGACTGAGGCAACAATCTCAGACGTTAATCTTGCAGTCTATGACTTGCAGGCTTTAAGGTTTGTTGAGAGGGTTGACATCGAGATTATGCTTCCAAAAGGAATCAGCGTTCTCAAAACACACGCATAAACAATTTGAAAGAAAGGAGGATTTAATAATAACACTTAAAACAAAGGAGGAAGACGTGAAACGAATATTTCCCTTTATACTTGCTCTGTTATTTATCTTTTCATTCTTTGCACCACAGGTTGAAGGAGCAAGAGCATACACTCACTGGGAGCTTATCAGCACGGATACACTAACAGATCAAGCTGCATGCACGCTTTATACTCAAACTCATAGAGTTTTTCCCGATAGTTCATATTGGCAAATGGGTTTTAGCACTAACCAAGCAAATGATAGTGTTGATTTGAAAATAGATGCTTACTGGGGAGTTGATTCAACATCGGGACCTTGGACAGACGCTCAAGCTGTTGCAGCAAACCATACTGTAGATGATTATATAATGACACCATACGCATCTGAATTTATAAGTAAATGGTTTGAATGGGAAAAAATAATTATTTTAGGGAATGCTGGGAATGGAGTAAGTACGATTGTGAAAACCTATATTGGTTATCGTAAATACTGGTTAAAAGAAAAGTAGGTCCTGTTTGTTCATCTTAAAGGGGTAGGTTAAACTCCTGCCCCTTTTGTAAAAAGGAGAAATTATGATTATGTCAAAGAAAGCACGTGAGGCTACAAAGAAGAAAAAGGAGGAGGAAGCAAAACGGAAAGCTGAAGAAGAAGCAAGAAAAAACGCTGAACCAGAGACTCCTCCAGAGAATAAATCCCCTGACAACCAGAAGAAGGAAGAAGAGGGAAAGAAAGAAGAACCACCAATAGAGGAAGAGAGCAAGTATCATCACAAGGGCATGGTTCGAGTGAAAACACAAAGAGGTCTTTATATTCCAACAGGGAAAAGCGGACTTCCTTATAGTGTTCCAAAGGGTGAAATTGTAAGAGTGGAAAAAAAGGTTTTTGATGATTCCGGGAAAGACCTTGAAGAACTTGAAGACGGACCCACTTCAAAGGAAATGATTGAGGAAGAGAGTAAAAAAAAATAACCAAAGGTAGCTTTTTTAAGAATGTTATTACTCCTAAAGACTTTGGTGCTAACAAGGGATGATGTTAACCTTAATCAGCAGGAGTTGATATGGGATTGGTAAACCTTAAAGACCTGAAGAAATTCATTCACTACACAGAGAGCGAAGACAATTCTTTACTTAAAGATATCCTCGATGGAGAACTTGCCACACTCGATAAGTATGTCAACCAGAAGCTTGAGCAGGAAGAAATTACTGAGTATTATGATGGTGAAAGAGACAATATAATTATTCTTAAGAACGGTTTTGTTACTGCAGTTGCGCATGTGAAAATCGACTATGATGCAGACGGGACTTATGAAGAAGAACTTACTTACCCTGACGAATATGCTTTCAAATTAATAGGAGAGATTATAAAAAGAGCGGGATATTTTCCAGAAGGAATACAGAACATAGAAGTTAAATATACTCACGGTTTCACTGCTGATAATATTCCAGGAGACCTCAAACTTGCAATTCTCAAACAATGTGCAAACACTTTCAGTGCAACTTTTAATGTATTAGAAGAAGAAGGGGAAGCAAAAAAGTTTTCTCAGAAATCTATTGATATGGTATTTGCAAAATACAAGAGGTATACTGTATGAAAGCGGTTTTTAAGCTTGTTGGAACTCAAAGGTTTCTATCTAACATTAAGAAGATTGAGAAGAAGGTTCCAGATGCTTCTCGTATGGCAATGTTTATGGCAACGGAACTGTTAAGAGGTTACATTGTCAAATACAAACTCTCAGGGCAATTATTGAAAGTCAGGTCAAATTTATTACGTTCGAGTATTACAAAAGAAGTGATAGGAAAAGGGTTTAACATTATCGGTCGTGTTGGCTCTAATGTTAAATATGCTCGTATCCACGAACTCGGTGGTCCCCAGAAACCTATAACGATTGTCCCTGTGAGAGCAAAAGCATTGCGTTTCTATATCGGGGGAGAAAAAATAATTGTCAGGAGTGTTACTATACCTGCATTTGCGATTAAGGCAAAATATTATATCAAGTCAAGCATGAGAGAAACTGCGAAACGTTTGAGACAGGTAATTGGTAGAAAAGTTTATATGGAGCTGAAAGATTGACCAAGACAGAAGTATATACAGAAATGTTATCACGATTCAATGCACTCAAAGATACAACTGAACTCAAGAAAGTCTATAAAGAGTTTGTTGATTTTGATAGCGTACCAATTAATAAGGATGCGGTTATTATGTGTGAACCAGACCTCAGTGAGCCAATTAAAAAGAGCTATGATAGTGCAGGAAGAGGAGGTAACTATGCATTTGAAAGTTTCAACGTTGTAATTCTGGTTATGTTCAGACAATTCAAAAAGCAGAGTGGAGTACTTGGAATTACAGGTAGAAAAGGAGTTCTCGAGTGGGAGAAGACAATCAAAGATACACTTACTGCATCTCCATATCATCTTAACAAAACATGTCGCAAGATAGAATTCGGTAATACAGTTTACATGAGAAACATTCCAGGGCTTGGCACTGTGAAGCATACAATCAGATTCGTTCAAATAGAAGCGTCTTTCCTGGGGTTCTACTCAACCTTAGAGAGATAGGAGGTAATATGGACAGAGAGAAAAGGCTTGAGGAGCTTGAAAAGAAGCGACTCGAGTTAATGAAGAAAAGACACAAGCTCTGGGAGCAACTTGTGAAAGTCAACAAAGAGATCCATGAGCTGAAAGGAGGGAGGAAACAATGAGCCAACTTGACGAACTTTTTAGAGAAGTGTTTACAGGTGATTTCTATTTTGATCCTGCAAGAGAAAGTTATCCTGGTTATAGACTCTTTGGAAACGTGGAACTCATCTCATGGGGAGATGATGTCAGAACGTATGAGACCAAGAATTTCAAATATGGGCAGGCTGATGATGTGAAACAATTCAGGATTGCAAGATTCGTGAAGATACGTACTGATAGAGTTCATTACCAGAATTCAGAGTTTGCACGTGGTGAGAGTGCAGTTGATGAGGCAGCAGGTGTCTCAGCAGAAGTTGTTGACGAAATAGTCTCAATGGATGGTGATCATACTCTTGCAACAGGATGGCATGCACTTCTGCACGGAGGAGGAGCAAAAGCTCCTAACTCAGCAGTAGTTTGTTGGTCAGCTGCAGCAAAGACAGGAACGCAGTCTATCGAAGGAACTGACTTCTATTTTGACTATGCACTCGGCAGAGCTGCAAGGATTATCGGTGGAAATATCACTGACGGTCAGGATGTATATTTCAGCTACAAATACACCACGCAGGATTACAAAGTTATCAAGCACTCGCAGAACAAACTCAACACCAAAGGGAAATTCAAATATGTTCATACTATGGCTGATGCAACCAATGAGTTTATCGTTGAGGTTCCACTTGGTTATGTTGCTGAGGTTGCTGATGTTCAGGATTCAGAAGATCCCAGAACTCTTGAAATCACCATCAGGTCGCTTAGAAAAGCATCCGAGACCGGACAGGAGCATGGAACTACGAAATTTGGACAATCATAAAAAGGAGGGTAAATGCAAGAGAGAGACAGCACACTTGTCGCTCAGAAATTTCTTTATCCCTCCATTGCTAAGGTCGCGAGAGGTTACGGAAAATTCATAAAGCATCTTCATAAAGCAGGAGGTTTCAGCAAGCTGAACCCTGAGAAGATGACTAAAGAGATTCTCGATGCAGCATGTAAGAGCGTTCTTGACAATGCTGAAGAAGTCTTCGGGGCTCATGGTGATGCCATAATGGAAATCGTACCCGCGAGTCTCAGAATAGATCCAGATTCTCCGGAAGGTAAAGAAAAGCTCGAAAACCTCGATGCTGAGGTTTGTATGGATTTATTCCCTTCAGCGCTGGAGGTGAATGCGGGTTTTTTTACGAAACTTTTGCGATCCATTCTCGACAGCATATTCAGCCTATCTACACAACGACCGAAAAAGACGTAGAACTCATATTTATCAAAGAAGGGATAACTAAAGCAGACCTGATGGTGATGCCATGGGATGAGTACTACGACCTTGGAGAATCCATAATGAAACGCATCAGGATCGCAAAAGGAAAACCTCAGAAAAGAGACGTTACTGAGCATGGAGAGAACGTCCTTCTTCATTCAAGAAGAAAGGATAAATACAAGAGGTATAAACCTAAAAGATGAAGCTCGGAGAAATATACGGTGAACTCAAATTAAAAGCAGGGCAGTTTCAGAAAGAGCTTACTACTTCAAGATCGCTTTCTGAAAAACAGTTAAAAGCTATAAAGACTGCTTTTCTTGGTGTTACTGCTGCAATAGCAGGGATAACTTATGCAGTTGTCAAGGTAACTAAGAGCCTTGTTACTGCTTATAGTCAACAGGAGATAGCTGAGAAGAAACTCGATGCAGCTCTGAAGGCAACAGGCAATCAAGTCGGGATCACTACTGAGGAAATGCTCAACATGGCTCAAGAGATGCAAAATTTGACAACATACACTGATCAACAAGTAATATCAGCACAGGGGCTTTTGGTAACGTTCACACAAATTGGAAAGGAAGTTTTCCCGGATGCTATCAAGGCAGCAATGGATATGTCAACAATGTTCGGGCAGGATCTTCAACAATCTGTCATTCAGCTTGGAACAGCTCTCAACGATCCGATACGTGGTGTTGGCAGATTAAGGAGAATAGGAATATCCTTCACAGAAGAACAGAAGAAAACAATTGCAGGTTTTATGGAAGCAAATGATATTATGAGTGCTCAGAGGGTTATCTTGGATGAACTTGCAGTAGAATTTGGAGGTGTGGCAGAAGCAGCAGCAACTACCACAGAAGGAGCAATTAAGCAATTCCAAAATGCACTTCAGAATATAAGGGAGGAACTCGGGGAAAGAATTGCTCCTGTTATCTCAATGTATGCAAGGCTCATGACAAAATCATTCAACATAATGAAAGAACATATAGATATTCTCTTGCCAGGAATTAAAAAAATAGCAGACAATTCAGAAGAAGCTTCCAAAGCAGGTGCGGAGCTTGCAATAATCACCATGAGGGGAGCTTTCAAAATACGTGCAGCAATAACCAGAGTGAAAATTGTTTTTTGGGGCTTGGTTGCTGTGTTAAGTAGGGTTATGCAAGAGATGTTTGGACAACTTAAATGGGGAAGTCTTATTTTTAGAAAATATGGAGAGACAATTGCGAATGTTATTGATACGATTTTCAAGACAAAATTAGGTGATGCAATAAGAGCACAGGGTGATTTTTTTGATACACAGGGAAAAGAATGGGAAGGTTATGTTACTAAAGCAACGACAGAGATGGAAAAATTGACTTCAGAATTAATATTAGTTAACAATAAAGAGAATGAAGCAGTTGAAGAATTGAGAAAAGAATACGAAAGGCTTATAGAGAAAAAAATCGAAGCAACAGGAATCCCA